CGCCCTGTTAAGCCAATCTGGCTCAAGCTATTATTAAAACTCACATTAAGGTAGTGAGAGTGTTGTAATTAATCGGAACGGTACCCCTGAGGTCGGTTGGGGACCTTTCCGATAAAGTCAACTGATTTTATGTCCTGAAAATTATAATCTCCATGTTTCTTGGTACCTCTGACCCTTGACTTAAAAGGCAAGGTATGTGTCGGAGGAAACTCAAGAATATTGGAACTAAGAAACTCTGTGATTTCACTTATTTCAACAAAGGACAGATCAAACAGCATGCACAACTCAACCATGCAACAATTGGTGTCAATCTCCAATTTGCTGCGTAGTTGCTGTTTGAACTCATTTCCAAGGCCATAAGAAATCTTATCAGTGACCAAGGTATTGACTTTTATATTATTTTTATTGCAAGACATCAAAAACTTTCCCAAATGCGAGTACAATGGTATACCGTCATACACAGTATTGTACATAAACCCCAAACTTCCATAATAAGTATCTAAAGAATTTGAAAATTTGTTATTTATCACATGTGGTACTGAGTTCAACAACTTATGGATATTTTGGACTTGGTAAAAGACGCCAGGACTAATTTGCATAAACTTACCAGAACAGAACTCCACATCGTGGTAGTCTTGCCTAATAATTAATTTTGCATCAAACCCGAAATCTAAAAAAGTATCCCTAGGATTTGCACCGAAAGGAACTTTTATAACTCCATCATCACCATCGACAATGAACTCACCTACACCGTAACCGTTAATAATCTCGAAATACCGACAAGCAACCCAATTTAAAATGGTATTTAAGAGTCCGGTATGAGCGTCTCCTGACGCCATCATCCCAAAATATTTGAACATTAATCCATTCATAGTGTGGCCTTTTTTTGTATGAGATAACTCAAACAAATCAAGAATACGCTGATCACCAGGGAAGAAATGCTTCAATATTGGGACAAATGTTAAATCATACAAAGGGACTCGTTGTGTTGACTCAAACTTGGAGTAGTCATTCTCCAAGAGCCAAGAACCCAACAAACGGGAAAACTTGGCACCTCTCTCGAGGAAATTGCAGCCTTTGGCAACTTGTGGTAAGCAAACTAATGCTTTTTCGAGTGGTATAGTGTATAGTGAGAACAAAGTTGTGAACTTAGGATCACGAGAGTAAACCAGTCTTGGTGGTTTATCCTCGAAATATTTCTCGTTTTTGACAAAAGGAGTAACTCGGGAATCCATATTGACATTAAATCCCTCCTCAAGCAGTTTGTCGACTGCTTTCAGGTACCTTTGCCCTAATGCTCCTTTTTTGCCATCCATGAATTCATCATAGGTAATTTTGCCATCAAAATGTGGTTCCATAGCTTTAATCAAATCATTGACAGCAGTTGTTAAAACTGATTTGTTAAGCTGTAATTTAGGCGTTTTCTTCAAATATCTATTTCTTAAACCTAGTTCTTCATTACCCAAGCAATTGGTGTGAACAATTGGCTTGATTAGGTCTCGGAATGGAAAATTGAAAGCTGATGTAAATGAACCTTTTTTACACAGCAAACGCTTGCGCTCTACGACGTTGTTCGATAATTTGGCACACTTCCAAGGAGCAATGTCCTCAAGCTTACAAGGATGATTGCAAGTGGTGGGTACCAAAATAGGGTTTGACTTATAGATATTGTTAGACAAACCAGCAAACTTAACGCAAGTGCGCAATTTATGAGAAAACCAACGACAAATACTAACAGGGCTGAAAGAAAAGGTCGTTTAAAGTTGGGATCTGTTTCCCCATATAAATATGACATCTCAACTTGGTCGGTGGCTCGACTAATTGTTAATGCCATAATCTTCGCCTCCCTAGAGGTCAACCGCGCATCATCAACTTTGATTGTTTTAAGATACTTAAGAGCAAGGCGGTGGGTATGCTCCAATTTTAATGCGCGACTAGGGTACTTGACATGTTGGTTGATGCAGAGATAATTATACATCTCCTCATCAATCATACTGTCACTAACAATCGGGCGGTTGGGTTTAAACCAATTACTAGTCATGGTTCCCATATTGCCAATATTATGATTGTTAATCTGATCAAAGTCAATTGATCTTTGGTGTAAAGTACCATCCGTAAATACGCCAGTGTGTTTATAGCGTTCAGATACGAATGGAGCTAAGCTGACTAATGGCTCAGCTGCTACAGCTATGCTACATACGCATAACTCAAAATCAACATTACCGCAACTTTTACAGTAGTGTTGAACTTGCGGGTCAATGTTCCGTTTGTTGGTCTTGATCCAGCAGTTAACTTTATTCAAAGATCTCTGATCAGTTGGTAAGTTGAGAAGCACACTTTTGTATGCTTCAGTGAACTGATATGATTTGACAGCGTTCACAACTGTCTTATGATCGGTAACGGCAGACA